AGAGATCTAATTCCTTCAATAACAATTGGGTGATATTTATGGCATACAGAAAAACAACAAAGACAACATATGGAAAAGCATTCAGAAAGAAAACAGGCCGTGGCAAATTTGCTAAGGGTACCTGGATTAAGTACGCTTACAAGAACGGCAAAAGAGTTGGTACGGTAAGGTCAAAGAAATGAATGATTACAAGAAAGCATGGATGGAACATGCAGACATGTTATTCACTGTGTTAGCAATTGATGGTAACAGTGAACCCGGTCCATATACAAAAATAATTACAAAATTTGGTAAAAGAATTCGAATGGATCCATTCAATCCTGTTGAATTAGGAAGAACTGCATTTACTCCTCAAGGTCAGTTTGTAATTCGGAAAGTACTGAGTTTAATTTAGATTTATACAGAACTCCCCAAGTTCTAGATCGTTGATTATCTTTGATAAGATATTTTGACAGATAATTACCAATTTTACGTTTAGATTTAGTTGCTTCATAATTGATGCGACCAAGACCAATCGGCATTAGACACTTCGAAAAGTTTTGAATATCTTTCTGATATTTGCCGATACAAACCATATGCACATGAGGATGATGTTTCCACTGAAAAACAGAACCACCGTCATCCATAGGCATAAGCCTAGAAGTACATTCAATAACAAAAGTACCACCAATGATCATATTTTTTTTGAGTATCCTCCTAGCTTGAGGAAGTAACTGGTTAAGTTCTGCGATCAGTACGTTACGATCAGAATAAAAATCAGAACAAGAAACAGGAAGTGCAAAAGTCAACAACTTAGGGACTTTGTAACCTGTGGGTAAATCTTCACAAATCTCCATAATGCGTTTAATACGCTTTCTCATTCGAGTAGAACGCCTGTATTTCGCTTTACAGGCATTACACCTATCGGGCATGTGTAAGGCTCTCTTGCCCCACACTCCCGTTCTAGGGGATATTCTATGGGTAGTAGCATAATCTGCGTCAGGCCACACCCATTCCCCCAGCCACTCATTCTTATCTTCTAGATTGGTGGCAATCCACTGTTTGTCAGGAATCCAATGACAATTTGAACAAGTGTGTGACCACTTTTTCATTCCATCTTTATTTATCTTAGGCTCCAAAAGTTTCACCTTAGAGTTCTAATATATTCATCGTGTCCACAGTGCATACACCTTTGGCACACACGACGACCATAGAGGGTGGCATGCGGCCTCGTGTCAAAGCATACAACACAGAAACCATCCCAACGGGTATGGCTGATTTTTAGATCAGAGTAAGAATACATCATGATTTCACCTCATGACGAATAGTTAACGAACGCGAACATTTGTTGTAATTACAACGCATTTGAGTTCCAGTTCCTTTTACGTACTCTCGGACGTTACCACAACGTGGGCATTGAACTTTCATTCTCTCACCTCAATGTAATTTCCATTGAGTATATATTTGAGTTCCCAGTAAGCATCTACTGGGTAATACCACAAACAATTAAGGTTAACACACAGCACATATTTGGCAGTGTTATTTTTTATAAATAATTCACAGTTACATCGGGGGCAATTGTCTCTCATCAAACATCGTGTATCGTATAACACACATTAACCTTCAACACGAACATGTTCGTAAAGCATAATAAACCCGTTCATGATAGGGTTGGTTATGGCAAGAGCAAATCTACCAGCGAAGAAATATAAGAAAAGTAATCCAACACAAATTCGCTTGTCTTTTGAGGCAAGAGGATCCGGAACAGAATTTATTGATATTGCAAAGGCACTATCAGCTGTAAATAGAAAATTCTACAGACAAGGTGTTTACTATCATGTAAACTCAATTGAAATATACAATAACGAAACTGGTGTTATTGACATACATACATTACCCGATACCTGGGTAACAAAGAATGCTTGGAACAGAGGATTTCAACTGTTCCAAAAGATGAACGCATTAACTGACCCTCCTCTTTCTGGAGGGTTAAGACCAAAATATCACGATTTTAAAGTATTTATGAATAGCAGACATTTCCAAGGTGGTTCTTTGCAACCATCACTTCATGATATTAACAATTCTGCTACTGAAGTAGACAACGACGAATGGCTTTATTCTCGTTTTGTCTCAGCAGATGATGATGGAGATAGTACCCAAGAGGCCGATGATTTCTATGTGCATATGCTCGGCCAACATGCGGGTACAAATGGTAACTGGGAAAGCGTTGGTTTGATTAAATCATACGCTGAAAGTAGGAGAACAGTACCTAGTACTGATCAGCAAGATAATAACGTAACAGAATATGATCCATTACTCAATGTCTTTGACATGAGTTCAGAAGAACAAATGAATGATATTATTCAAAATTTGAATACAGATAATGATGCACCACCATACAATCAAAATAACTATGTTGGTGAAACCACTTCAAGCTTACAACATGTAGCAAGGATTGGAACAGAACAGGGAGTCGGCCGAATTGGGCGTGCTGCTGGATTCTGCGCACCATTTGGGTTAATTTGTATTGACCCATTTGGAGTAAGTAGTGATTACAGAGTAGTATTGAATCTCGCTCCGGGTACTTACCACGGTGTATATGCGGAGCGTGCATAATATGGGCGATGAGACAATTGGAAACTTCAACAACCCTGTCGACAGTAGTGGCGTCACTGCCATCGCTCACCTTCTCAAACATGTAAGAGAGCCAAAGAACCTGCTTACTTGGCTGGTTCTAACAGCATGGCTCAAATATATGGGATTAAGAGATCTAATTCCTTCAATAACAATTGGGTGATATTTATGGCATACAGAAAAACAACAAAGACAACATATGGAAAAGCATTCAGAAAGAAAACAGGCCGTGGCAAATTTGCTAAGGGTACCT